TGATTGCTCTTTAAGTTCATGATACCAGCGCCAACATTGATATTTTCCTTTTTGATGTTACGGAAACAATTTACTTCACAGTTGTTTTTTAGCTTAGTTTTAAAGGGTTTTAGTTCTGGAAGGGTCGTAGTATTCTAGTATGATTAATTGCTCTGTGAAGTATCTGTGAATAGTCGTTTGATCGCTGAACTTGTAAAACGGTACGCTTTCAAAGAATGAAACATTTTCTTGTGCTGGTGTCACTTGCTGTGTAGGTAGTACCCAAAGTTCATTAGTTTCAAAGCCTACCATTTCCGATTGCTTCAACGTATACGCTTTACCATGTAGAAACAAGTTGACGAATAATTGATACATCGCCTCGTTCTTTCCTTGCTTACTGTTCCACTCATTGAAGAACATTTGATAAACAGGGTCTTGCGTTGGCACTACTTCTTCACCGTTCATTAATTTAAGCGGTGTAGTTGAACAAGCCCTAGCAAGTGAAGATACACAAGCGTAAACCAATTCATTACCCAAAAAACCTTCTTTTACTATTTCATCTGCTGATACCCTGTTGAATTTATAGCCGTTCAAGACATTCCAAAAATCAGGCGTTTGTGTTTTCTTCTCAAAAATGTTCATGCCTATAAAAGTAAGATAATTTTTTAAGAATTTTTGTACCTATAAAATTTTTCCGTATACCTAAGAGGGTCAAGCAAATGGTTTTCGCTATCAATTGGCACTTCTCCTTTCTTATCTAGCCATACATAGTTGTTAAGCTCCCTGATAAGATTTTCGCTTGATTCAGTTACTTTGAATTGCCAGTTTTGCAAGTGTCTAATACCGATGACAATCTTCTCTTTACCTAGTCCCATTATGTTGAACCCATCGTTTTTTATGCCCCTTATTTGTGTAGGGTCAGCACTATCGGCAAGTATTAAGCTATCCTTGTTCGGTATCTTAGCATTAAGTAGTTTGATAATATCATTAGGTGTCAACTGGCTTTTGTATATTTCCTCATGCAAATAGATCGTCATTGTGCTAGCATCATAGGCAACTTTTAAGAGCGTGAACGGATCGCGGAAGCCGAAATCAACTCCAAAAAAATAAGGTAAAGTATCATCAAACTCGCCTAATTCCCAATTGTTATAAATACTGTTTTCAATTCTTCCTTCAAGCCCTAGACCATAAACACGCCACCAGTTATACCAGTGGCCAATAACACCTTTTGCTACTTCATCATCATGCTTTCGTTTACCCTCTTTAAATTCTGTTATTTGCGATGCTGTAAGGTTATCTAAGTTGTCCAGGAATGTACTATTCAAAGTGATAGCATTTTCACGTTGGCTTATTCCCTCTGTATCAACCCAAAATTCAACACTAGGATTATAATCTATGAAAACTGTTTCGGTGGTTCGTTGGATAAGCTGGTGAACTACTTTCCATTGCATATTGTTCGCTTCATTAATGAACAGAATATCCTTTTGCCCTCCTAATGCTTTACCAACTCGGTCAATGCCTATAAACTTAATTACGCTGTTTCCAATGGTAAAAGTATAAGGGTTTTTAAGTCTTACTTGGTCTAGATCTTCGCCCTCATTTTGTATAATATCTTCAAAGTCAGTTATTGCACCATCACGCAAATGAGGTGTTGAATAAGATACAACATGGATAATCCTTTTTTGTGGTGCGTTCTTAGATAGTATGTAAAGAAGTTGTAAGGTTGAATAAGTCTTGCTTGACCTTGAACCGCCTGAATTGATGATAAAACGGAAACCCTTTTGATAGGCTTCCATTGTTTGCATGAATGTTTTACTTATTCGCATCCTTTTTCACGCCCTCAATAAAATCATTAAGCTTTTCGGCTTGTTCTTGGCTTGATACAATGAACTGTGTATTGATCTTTTCACCTTTTGTTGTGTTGTCTTGTTGCATCCTATCAGTCCAGCCATGATTGCTCTTTAAGTTCATGATACCAGCGCCAACATTGATATTTTCCTTTTTGATGTTACGGAAACAATTTACTTCACAGTTGTTTTTTAGCTTAGTTTTAAAGGGTTTTAGTTCTGGAA